TATAAGAGACAGACATAGCGATTAATGGGGGGGAGTATATATAAAAAAATATTTTCTTTTACTAATTACTTTATAGTTTAATAGCAAGCCACACTAATAGCCATAGCAACGTGAACACTGGGTTAATAACCAATAGCAATAACAACAATGCTATACTTGGACTAATGAACAACATAATAATAAATAAAGATAATATAATCATTTGCTTCTCCCCTTGTCTTATAGCAGTAGTAGGAATCGAACCTACGTTTACCATTAGACTATACTGCTAACTATGACTAACTATCAGTAGCTGGCATCTTATTATAGAGCAGTAGGGAATCGAACCCTACACCACGTTAGTACACCTTATTACTCTAACCAGCTGTCACTTAGTTATGCCTGTGACACTTTAATACACTAGGACTTTCGTTAGCTGATATAACCGTGCACCAGTTATCTGTATAGTTGTGCCATAGCTTAACACTTCGTCTATGGACTATACACCACTCATCAGGATAGCTGGACTCGAACCAACACTACATGTTCCCAAAACACGCATGCTACCATTAACACTATATCCTGTTACTATATGCCATAATACGCTCAATACCTAGAACTATAACTTATAACATATAATAAAATAAAGGAGAACACGAACAGTAGGAATCGAACCCACGTTTACAGGTTTGGAATCTGTAGCATTACCATTATACTATGTTCGCTAGATACAAAGGGCTGTTAGTTGCTAGTACTCATTTAATCAAACAGTATGCTTTACAGTTTGCACCCTATGCTTGGCTGTCAACTCTATGACATTTAAGTACCGTCAATCAGTACACCTATTCTTTTAATTCAAAACGTTTAATACTCCAGCCACTACCAATAAGATAGATGTAAATACACTTAGCATAATAGCTAGATAGTCATGGCGATAATACCACTCCTTAAAGTTGGTAACCGAACCTACACCATATAAAATGCCAAGAATAATCAAGGCAATATTAATTACAATCATTCATTCTCCTGACTTTCTACATAGAGTAAGATACAGAACGCGTCTGCCATGTCGTCGTTGATATCATTATCAGGTACTATGTTATAGCTCTTGAGTATCTCAATGCTTTGTACTTTTCGCAATGCACTCTTACCTTTAATTAGATGATACCCACACCATTTACTGTTTGGTACATCAACATAGCCAATGTTATGACGGTTACGCATGACACCCAAGAATGAACCGTTAGCTCTAATCAATGAGATGTTTCCCTTAGACTTGAACGTGATAATAGGTTCTTCAATATAAATAAAGTAGTCAAATAAATTGTAATGCTCAATAATTTCTGTTATACCGTCAGCAATAAGCTTGGCACGTTCCAAAGGATCTTTACTTTTACCACCTGCAATTGAACCGACTACATACTCATTTGTCAAAGGATTACGAAATGCGTAACCAGTATTAGAGGTGCTAAAGTCAATAGCTAAGGCTTTGCTCATAAATCAGAACTCAATTCAATATAAAGCTCTTTAGTAATTTCTCCAATATCAAATAAGTGCTTAACATAGTGTTCATATTCAATCGGAGTCAATACTTCTTTTTGTGCTAAAATATGCTCTTTATTCATTTCTTTATTCTCCCTTAAAAATTAAAGCTGTATCAAGATTAATCAAACCACATTCAACAGCGTTAAGTAAGAACTCGTTAAAGTCAACTTCTGACAATGTCTCTTGCTTAAATAGTAGCTGTTCCTCTGTCATTTGCTTTCCTCTCTCAACTTGATATATATATTATATCAAATGCACTTTTCAGGTTTGGTTTATCCTCTGTTATGTAAGCTATGATTGACTTTGTAGGCATTTTGTGTTATACTATTTATAGGAGGTAACTATGGCTAGAGATAAATATCTGATGTACTTACGACAACAGGAATACAAGAAACGTATTAAAATTAAAGTAGTTAATACAAGAGCTAGAATGAACAGAGAATACATGAATCAACCAGAAGTAGACAAGGAAACATTAGAACTATGGAATAGTCAGCCAGCAATACATTTTGATTTAGGGAAAAATAAATAAATTATATTAAAAAAATAATTGCCACCTTAGTGGCTTTTGTTTTACGCTTAACCGCAATTTGACTAGAAGTGGCAGAAAGTAAGTGCATTGTGTGTCCTGTTTGTAAAGTATGGTATCAGTAAGCACAATTAGCTTATTGTTTGATTGATTAGGTGATTTATAACTTAGAGCTTTCCAACTCGTAAAAAAATAATTATTAGTGTCCGAAATTAAAGATTAATATATTCTACTACGTTTTTTTTGCACATTAAAGTTAAAGATGTTAAATACACAAGAAAAATAAAATGTACGGAAAAATAATTATTAGTGTACCAAATTAAATGTTAATATATTCTACTACGTTTTTTTTGCACATTAAAAAATAGCTAAAACCGAACAATAAATGTCAATAAATATGTACAAGCATAAAAACAATAGTTATTTCCGAACAATATTTTTATTCTTGACAAGTCTAAAATAAAAGTATATAATTAATTTATCATCAAGAAAGGAGGTAAAAAAATGGCTAGACCTAAACAAGAATTTTGTTCTAATTGTAACGGAGAAAACCCAAAATGTAAATATAAAGAGTCTGGTCGTAAATGTCGTGTTGGTAAAGCTAAAGGCAAAGCTAAAGGTAAGGCAATTTCAAAAGAAACAATAGAAAAAAGAGACAATTATGATTCGCTTCTGGGAGATTTACACACAGATTACTTAAATTTTATGTATGATAGAGCATTTAAATACTCAATAAACAAAGAAACAAATAAAGTTGAGTATGAACAAAAGTTTCATACAGTTTATTCTTTCGAAAGATATTTAAACAACATTAATCAAAAATCACTGGCAAGTTGGGCTAGAAGAAAATATGGAAAAAATATGAAAAACTTTAACACAAAAACAAATAAAATGGCATCTGATGAATATGAAAAAATCATTTATAGAAAAACTTATGGCAAAAAAGATGACGCTATAAGAGAAAAATTAAATAACGAACAACCCAAAACAACGGATGAAATAGAAAAACTTCGTCTTAAACAAGAACAAGTTTCTAAAAATATTATTAGAACTCAATCATTAGAAGAAGCGATTGTAACAGCTAATGAAATCGAACGCAAACTTAAAGAATGTGATTTAAAAAGCATGACAGACGAAGAAGCCTTGAAAGAAATTGCTGATTTAGCTAATGAAATTGATTTATCTTGGTTCAAATAATATCTAAACGATTAAATCAAGATAGTATAAACAAATTCATAAAAGAAAAAAATGGAATTAAGTATTGACAAATATAAAATAATTTGATATCATGATATAAGAAAAGGAGAAATAAATGAAAATTTACTATGTGGCACTAACAACTGATAAAGACACAGTGGCTAAAAATTATAGCGGAAAACGATTATCTCTTTATACAAAAAAACACGAAGCTATTAAGACTTGTGTTTTATTAAATTATCAATGGGAGCTATTTTTCGGAAATGGAGCAAAAGAAGAAAAGCCGTTCAAAGTTTATTGCGTAGAATCAGAGCCAATGGAGGTAACTAGTGACTAAATTGAGAAAAAACCAGGTGGCATTAGTCGTAGGATTAAAAAAGGTTATAAATTGAGAGGCATGAAAGTTGAATTTATTTGATAAAGTAAGTACAGCTAAGGAGCTTAATAGGTTTAAGGCTTGACTTTTCAAGTCTTTTTTGTTATTATATACTAAAGGAGAAAGAAATGAAGTTTAATGATGAATTATATAAAAAAGTGTTAGAAAGATACACATTAACAAAAGACGGAAAACTATTTTCTAAAAACGGTAAACAAAAAAAAGAGAGCAAAGATAAAGACGGTTATTATCAATTTTCAGCAAGTTTTGATAATAGAACTTTGAAAGTGAAAAAACATAGATTATTAGCATTCGCTTTTATTCCTAACCCAGAAAATAAAAAAATAGTAAACCATATTGACGGAAACAAGCAAAATAACGATTTAAATAACCTAGAATGGTGTACTAGCCAAGAAAATACATTACACGGAATATATGTATTGAAAACTATAAACCAAAAGGGGAGAATTAAAAAGTGACCAATATATTTGAAAAAGTACAGACAGCCAAGCACTTAAAAGAGCGTGAAGACTTAATAAATTTAAAAGATGACTGGCTTATTGATACGTTAATGCCAAGTTCACAAGCTGGAATACTTGTAGCTCCATTTAAGTCATTTAAAAGCTCTCTAGCAATGCACATGGCTTTAATGGTATCGCAAGGGTTACCTTTTTTTGGTTATGATACAAAGCGAAGCAAGACACTATACATAGACAATGAAGATACTGACAGAGAGTTAAACAAAAGGCTTAGAAATAAAGATAATGCACCAGAAGACTTACATTTTTTGACAGGTGGAGAGTTTATGCTTGATGATTCGCACCACATGAACTTATTATATGAATACATTAAAGAAAATGATATAAAATTCGTGATCTTGGATAATTTAATGACAATGCTAAGAAATGGAGACATTATCTACGGTAAAGACTTTGAACCAATGCTTAGGAGAATTACACGCTTAAAGTTACTTTTCCAAGACGTTACTTTCTTGTTAGTAGCTCATGCAAACAAATCAGCTTATGCAAACTCAATGGACGATAAAGCATATATGGTAAAGCCTAGTGACGCCTTGGGTGGTTCTACTCTAACAGCATGGGCAGAATTTATGTTAATGTTAAGCCCTAAACGTGGCAAGCATAACGACTTCTCTAAGTTATCAGTCAAAGCGCGTGGATATCAGTTTGACGATGATTTAAACTTTTCATACGTTGATTCAGTATTCACTTGCGTCAATAAATCAAAAAAAGAACCAGATAGCGAACTAGTGGAAAAAGTAAAGGCTGAAACTCCAATCGAAACGACGAAAGAATCGGCACAGGCTTTCTTAGACTTAGCTAAAGAGAAAGGAAAAGTAACAGAAAATGAGTGATAAAAAATACGTTGTTTATTACCATGAAAAAGTAAATGAATACTTCTATGACTATTATTCAAGGTTTAACATGAATGAACAATATTCAAAACCTGTTTTATACAGTGATGACTTTAAATTAATAGAGAGAGCAAAAAATGAACTCAATGAACGACTACAAGAACAAAGCTATTATTTTACACGCTGAAGTGTACGGTTGGTTATATCGTGCATTAGATGAAATGGTAAAAGCAGAATGGCATAATGACGAACTTTTCAAAGTATGGCTTGGACGTGCTGAATTTCTAGTCAGACAGTCGAAAAAATTGCATGCAGCTTGCGAAAATGATTATTCTAAGCGTGCATTGATTAGGGCATTACAATTAAAAGTAGAAATAAATAAAAAAATATCATCTAATATTTGACAACGATAATTAATTTTGGTATAATAGTATATATAGAAATAAAGGAGAACTAACAAATGGTAGTCAAATTAACGCAAAAACAAGCTGATTATCTTGAAACTTTTGGAAACCTTGAAGATGAAATAAACAAAAAACGAGCGCTTTGTCACATCACTCGTTTTGGTTATGGATACAATTGGATAGGCGGCGATAAATGTCCAAGTAGTGCTTTTGAGTGTTACGAGCAATTGAAAATGGTTGAAGCTGTCATTAACGGTTATGAAGTTATTGAACCTAAATTTAAGTTTTATAACTTTTCTGATAGTAGCGGAGGAACTGCATTATATTATGCTGGACAGTCTAAACAATTAACAAAATTCGAGCAAGATGCTCTTGAAGTTAAAGAGGGGAGCGAGGAATATAAAGCTTTGTTAGCTTTAGGTTTCGTTGAAGAAGAAGTATGATAACATCTTTTGAATCACTAGCTGAAAGACGATTGATAACTCTTAATTATCACAAAAAGGATAGTCAGCAGTACATCAACAGCTTAAATTACTTTGAATATGCTAGAATGTACTTTGAAAAAAATGGCTTTCCTGATGATAACAGACGAGTTTATCAAAGTGGCAAGCGAAAAGGCCAAAAAGTTAGTTGGTCTGATAAAGAGGAAAAACAGCAGAAAGACGATATTAGAAAGTTCATATATGAAAAGCAACTACAAAAGTTTAAGGGCAGAAGAAAAAGCTAGTAAACATTACGCTAGAGGTGTCAGAAAGCTATCTAAAGAGCTTGAGGAAATGAACGAAACAAAGTATAGGGCAGAGCCTAACGAGTGCTTATATGGCTTGATAAGCGAATTATGGAGCTATTGGGGTAAAGGTTGGATCCTGCCTATGCTTAAATATAATATTGAAATTACAAGACAAGGCGACGTCTTCATTGTAGAAAGAGGAGTAAATGGAAACAATTAATATTAAATTTGATGAAAAACAGCTAGAAGAAGTTGTGAAAAAAGTTACTGAAAAACTTAAAAAAGAGAAAGATTCAGATACAGCAAAGGAAAAAGTGTCAGTAATGTATTTAGAATTTAATGAAGCAAATCATGCAAGCGAGAAAGGTAAACTTTACTTTGGGCATGCTTTTCACACTTTGTCAAAAAAGTATGCTTCGGAGTTTTATTTATCTAGTGAATCTGATTTGACAAAAGCCTCAGAGCTTAAAAGCCAAGGTTGGAGAGAAGAGGTTATCGAATGAGTGTATTTGAAGAACTAAGCGTTATTAATGTAAATGATAAGAAAAGCAAAAAGAATAATTTAGATTATCTTAGTTGGGCATATGCATGGTCTGAAGTTAAAAAAGTATATCCTGAAGCTAACAGTAAAGTTTATGAAAATGAACAAGGGTTAAATTATCACACAGACGGTCGCACAGCATGGGTTAAGGTTGGTATGACTATTGAGGGCTTGGAGCACATTGAATACTTGCCTGTAATGGACTATCGTAACCAATCTATCCCAGTTGAAAAACTGACTTCTATGGACGTAAATAAAGCCATTCAGCGTGGACTAGTTAAGGCAATTGCTCGTCATGGTTTAGGGCTATATATTTATGCAAATGAAGATTTACCAGTTCTAACAGAAGAACAAAAAGAGCTTGAAGCAGAAAAACAACGACTTAGAGAGATTCAGCCACTTATAAAACGAGCTGAACAACTAGGATACCAAAATATTGACAGCTTGAAAAATAAGACTAAAAAAGAAATTACCGACATCATGAAGATTTGGTTAGCACAGCAAGAAACAGAAAAAGGGGAATAATTAAATGGCAATCATCACAGTAACAGCACAAGCGAATGAAAAAAATACACGTACAGTAAGTACAGCAAAAGGCGATAAGAAAATTATTTCAGTCCCATTATTTGAAAAAGAAAAGGGATCTAACGTAAAAGTTGCGTACGGTTCGGCTTTCTTGCCTGATTTCATTCAATTAGGTGACACAGTAACGGTCAGCGGTCGTGTACAAGCCAAGGAATCAGGAGAATACGTAAATTATAACTTTGTTTTCCCTACGGTTGAAAAAGTATTTATCACTAATGATAATAGTAGTCAATCACAAGCTAAACAAGACTTATTTGGTGGTTCTGAACCTGTTGAAGTTGATGAATCAGAACTTCCTTTCTAGAAAGGTGGTTACATGTACACAGAAGAAGAGAGAGAGCAAATTATCGACATCGTGGATAAAATGAGCTTATTAAGACAAGACTTTGACGGAGCTTTCGCTTGGATCAAGGAAAACGTATCAATGCCATTTGACTTTGACGGAGAACAGCAATTTATATCAGAATTGAAGCAGTTAGTTAAAATTAACGCTTTAAAGTTTGGTAAAATATATGAGGGAGTATTAAATTGACAACATTAAGAGAGCTACACAAAAAACTTAAAATTAAACAAACGCTTGACAACTATGTACGCAACACAAATAAAAAATATAAACATAACTTTGTGGCTGATGAAATTCTTGGCGAGGGAATGGCTAAACTGATCGAGCTTAATACACAAGGCAAACTTGGACGACATGCACAGCAAATTGCTTATATTAACCATAATTTGAGCTTACAGCGACAAAAGGAACAACTGGAACAAGTTAACGAACGACTTGCTAAACGTGCTGAGAAAGCCCAAAAATTGCTTGACACGGAACTTCTGAAAGATAGCTACATCGAAACGCTTGAAATGTTTAGTAAATACCATTCAGCAAAATATAATATGTGGGACGAACCAGAAACTCCAACTAAAGTGATTGAGTTCATGGAAAAGAATGGAGTTAAACAAGGTAAATGGCTACGTCCTGAAGGAGTTGACGCTTGGTTCAAAGAACGAATCATTTGGTTCAAGAATAAATTGAAAGAACAATAATATTAAGAATAAAAACTTTAGGCTTGACAGCTTAGAGCTTTTTTGATATAATAATACATATAGTTAAAGAAAGGAGGTAATAAAATGATTTTAATACAATGCGTAACCTGTGGGTCTTCAAGTTTCACTAATGGTAAATGTGATTATTGCGGTAACAAGTACGAAGTAAATGAAGACAAAATATTTTACGGCAATTCGAAAGAAGATGATTCATCATTAGATGAGGATATAACCTTTCAAGAAACTCCTGCTGGTAAATTAATACTAAAAATCATGATCTATACTTTAATATCTATTGTTTGGTTTGCGATAACTGTATTCATTCCACCGCTATTTATAATAACAATTATTTTATTAGTAGTCTATGGGACTTATCGCTTGATAAATAAAAAGAAATAGCTTATAATAAGGTATAGAATAAACTAGAAAGGTAACAATGAAACAAAAATACTTTAATGACAAAAGATATTGCCACTGCTTCGATATACCAATGAGTAATGGTTTAGGAGTTTGCAAAGATTGTAGAGGATACGTGAACATCTGTTATAGTTGCGATCGCTGTCTACACTGCTGGTTTACATCACAGGTTGAACTATTTACCGAATATGATGAACCTAAGTTGCTGGAACTTATAGAAAACTGGAATAAATTTTACCAAACTAGAAAGACAATAAATAATGCTTAGTTTAGACGAGAAGAAAATCAGAAAAGGTAAACCTATTGGATTACCATACCAAGGAAGCAAGAAAAAGATAAGCAAGAAAATAGTTGAGATTATCAAACAGAACTTTGGCACAGACAAGCCGATATACGACATCTTCGGAGGAGGCGGAGCAATTACATCCGAATGTATTTTAAATGGCTTAGAAGTATATTATAACGACTTAGACAAGGATATAACCAACGCTTTTGAACGAGTTATCTCTCAAGACCGTGAGTGGATTAAAAGCCTTATTGTTTCACGTACAGAGTTTACCGAGATTAAGGAGAAAGAAAACAAGACAACAGATGACTTTTTGAAGTTGCTGATTAACTCTTTCGGTAATAAAAAGAGAGATTATTTATATTCTAAAGAAATTTCAGATTTAAAATATAATCTAGCTAAAGAAATAATTGAAAAGCATGACGTTTTTAGTGGTTATAAACAGACCAAAACATATAAGAGATCGATTGAAAAGTACAAACAATTTCAACAAATTCAACGACTTCAACAACTTGAACGACTTGAACAACTTCAACGAATTCAACAACTTCAAAAATTAAATAAAATAAAAGCTACAAGCAAAAGTTATCACGCTTTTAGTGATGTTTCTGGAGCTATTCTATATCTTGACCCACCTTATGAAGAAAGTCACCAAAAAGGTTATATTAATCAATTCGATAGTCAAGAATTTTATGACTGGGCATTTGTAATGGCTAAAAATAACATCGTGATAATTTCAAGTTATTCAATTTCAGATGAACGCTTTGAAGCTGTATATTCTTTTGACAAAGCGCGCAGCACTCTCCAAAGTGGAAGAAGCAAAAAAGAAAATGAGAAATTATTTATGGTTAAAAACAGTTAATATTTGATAAAGTAAAAGCAATTTGATAGAATAGAGTTATAAATAGAGGAGAACAAAATGAAAGATACAGTAAAAACTTTAATGATGGTTGCAGGTGTCGGCTTTACACTTATCGCTATCACTTGGATAGGTATGCTTGCGACGTTGCTTATTGCATGGATTGGGGGTAACATCTAATGAATTATGGTACAAATAAGCACTATGCCAATGAATACGGTATGGAACTTAACGAATACTTTAAACATCATTTTAACTATGAAGAGCTTGCAGGCTGGTATACAATGCAGGTATTAAAGTATCTAGTGAGAGCTGGCAAGAAAGAGGGTGAAAGCTACGACAAAGACCGTAACAAGGCTTTAGACTATGCAGGAGAACTTGCTAACTTAAGTAACGAGAATAAGCTTACAGAATACACTGCTGACGACATTATGAGCTTTGCACAAGATATAGCTGATGATTTCAAACAATGGAAAGGCGAAGAATAATTGAAAATAAAGTTTATGCTTGACAGTGTGAACTTTTTTTGATATTATAGTCTTATAGAAATTAAGGAGATACAAATGAAAAATACAATGTTAAATTGATGAACAACAAAAAAGGATATTTAAACTCTTTTAAAAACGAGCTAGGGAATAAGTTTCTCTTCCTAGGGTTTAAAGAAGAAAGAAATAACTTTAAATCAGAGTTCACGAAAGAAGAGATAAAAGCGATTGATGAAAGATACTTGGAATTTATTGAAGAGGTCTAAAGTTAATTCTTGACAAATATAAAGTAATTTGATAATATTGTTTTATAGAAAGGGGATTAAACAATGGCAACACAAAAAGCTATAAAGGTCGTAGCTTATAACCCTACAACGGAAGAAGAACTACACTTCAGCTGTAAGGCTCAATGTGCTAAGTATTTTGGTCTTAAAACTAATACAGTCATCAGGTGGCTTGATAATGGTAGACCTGTAATTGAACTGCTGATAGACCTAGATAGAAATCAAGTAGAAATTGAAAAACAAAGCAAACTAAATGGCTTTGAATTATTTACGATTAAGGAGTGGTTAGATTATGTGTAAGAAACGCAAATACACAAAAATGGGTGCTTTATATTCAATAGCAAATGCACAGCATAATAAAAAGAAAGCTGATAAGATACCAGTAAGAGCTTATTACTGCAAGTGGTGCAATTCATATCACTTATCAAGTCAGCAAAGACTAAATATTAAGACAGGAGTAATTGGATAATGAATAATGAATTTACATATTATAAAGTAGAATGGTTAGAAAAAGATATAACAG